CCCCACGATAGGTTGCAGATGATTAAAGCAACCATGGGGTCAAACTATTTCTCAGGCGAGTATCTTTGTAATCCGATAGCCGATGAGAATGTCCCGATAAAAGAGGGTCAGATAAAGTATTGGACTAAGTTACCAAAAAGTTTTAGTTGTGTTTTAACCCTAGACCCAGCGTATTCCGAAGATAATACTTCAGACTATAAGGTTGCCGTGGTAGTGGGTATAGACAAAGAGGGTAACCATTACCTGTTTGATTATATAAGAACCCACGCACCGATGCTTCAATACTGGGAGCAGGTTGCGACACTATACCAGCAATGGAAGAAATACATAACTACAGTAGGTGCTCCTAACGGCGGTGGTGATAAAGAGTTTTTCCGTGGATTTACCGATTACTGTATAAAAAATAATATCCCAGCACCGTGTGAGTTAAAGAATACATTTACCACAGCTACTGGAGATGTTAGACGAAATAAGAAGTCCAGGGTTATAGCAGCCCTACAGCCCCATTTTGAAAGGGGAGCTTATTACATACACCCAGAACACATGGAAGCAAGAGACGAACTTCTGACAATAGGTGCTTCTAGGTGGGATGACTTAGTTGACGATATGTGTTACGCAGAGAGTATATTACAACCTATTTATTTTGATGCCGATGAATATACGGCAGGTGTCGAAGAGGAGCAGAAGATAGACCGTGGTAGTACGGGGTACGGAGACTAAGCATGAGAAGAAATGTAAACGATGTGGTGCTTGCTGTGGACTCTTGCATAAAGACCCCTGTAGAGAATTAAGACAAGATATAAATGATAAATACTATTGTAGGGTTTATAGTAAAAGGCTTGAGGTATCACATAAAAGCATAAAAGAAAAAACCTTTATGTGTTTACCCATTGAGGAAAAAATAAAGCTCGGTTTTTTTTACCCTGAATGCGGTTATAATAAATGAAAGTTTTATTCTTATACCCCAATGTCGGAACAGAATTAAGAATACCATTAGCAATTTCAATACTTATCGCAGCTATAAGAAAAGCAGGTCACAATGTTAAGTTATTTGATACAACATTTTATGGGGAGTTTCATACAGATGACGAAAAAATGTCGGAACTTGGTACGCACGAGACAACACATCTCAGCGAGTTCGTTGGTAAAACGGAAAAGAAAGAAATCAAAGAAGAATTTAAAAAAGAAATCAGCTTGTTCAAACCCGATATTATCTGTGTTTCATTGGTTGAAAGAAATTTCAAGACGGCACAAGAACTATTGTCAGAGGTGGAAGTCGGAGTATTGGTGGGAGGGATAATGCCCACGATAGCCCCAGAGTTTGTTCTTAAACAACCGTGGGTCGATTATATATGTATAGGCGAAGGTGAAAAAGCAATAGTAGATTTTTTAAAAGAAAAAATTCCTGGTGAGATTTATATTTGGGAACAACTAAAACAGAACCGAGTATATCCACTAATAGATATGAATGAAGTACCTGACCAAGACTGGTCGGATTTTGATGAGAGGCATTTATTGAAACCATTTATGGGTAAAGTTTATAGAGGCGGTGCATTTGAATTTTCACGGGGATGTTATAAGTCGTGTACATTCTGTGTAGCACCGAAGATACGCAAGGCTTGTGAGGGATTAGGTAAGTACCATAGGACTAAAAGTCCCTCAAGGTGCATAGAAGAAATCCAAAAGAAGATTCGTGAATACCAGCTAACTATGGTTTCATTTGGGGATACGGATTTTCTTAGTGGGGTATCTAAACCCGTTATGCACGATTTTCTAAGTTTGTATGCTAGGAAGATTAAAACACCATTTACCATACAGACAGGCGTTGAAAACCTTATGGACGAGAAGTCCTTGAAACTTCTCCGTGAGGCTCAATGCTGTGCAATATCGGTAGGTATTGAAAGCGGTAGTGATAAGATACGAAAGACGGTAATCAAGAAAGCGATACCGTTTGATGTTATTAAAAAAGCATTTGACTTATGCAGGAAACACGAGTTACGCATTACAGCCAACTATATGGTGGGACTACCATTTGAAACCGAACAGGATATTATGGACACCATAAATCTTAATAGGTACATAGACCCCCCATCTATAGCAGTAACATTTTTTACTCCGTTTATGGGAACGGAGCTTTATGACATTTGCATCAAGGAAGGTTTTTACAGACCGTTTCGGGAGAATGTTTATGGATATCCCCCATTGGATATGCCACAGCTTAAACCCGAAAAAATAAAGAAAATGGTTAAGGATTTCACAGACGATTTTAGGGGATATCAAAGGGACTTTAATATTTTATAAAGGGACAATATGCCAAAGAAAGAAAACAAAGACAGTACTATACTTGACGAGATAAAATCCGAGATAGAGGATTCAAAAGCAAATACGGAAACTTGGTCGGTTAAACACGACAAGTTTTATCGACTACGATTTAGAGTAAAGAAAACAAAGACATTCCCATTTACGGGATGTTCCAATTTAAGGCTTCCTACAATAGAAACGCTTATCCGTAAAACGAAAGCTGCCCTTGTAGGTATATATGCAAATATAAAGCCCCGTATGCAGGTCATACCACAGACGGATACCAACTTACAGAAAGCAAATAAGATAGAAAGGTTTCTTGATTATCTTGCTGATTATAAGGTTAAACTTTTAGGTAAACTTATTTTAGGTTGTGACAAGATGCTTGAGAAGGGCTTTGCTCTTTTGAAGATTACCTGGAGCATGAAGAGCCGTGATTACACCGAGAAGATAGACTTAAAAGATATAGAGCTAAAAGATGCTATGCAACTCTTTGATACTAATATCCCTGACGAGATGGTCGTGCAGGAGTTTGTTCGAAGATATAATGTTGATACGTCTGAAACCGTCGTAGAAGATAATATGCAGGCGGTACAGAAAGCAGTTCAGGATATAAGAAGCGGTAAGAATAACATAGAACTTAAACTTAGAGATGAGTTATATAATGCACCTGAAGTATTTGTATGCGACCCAGGGGATATTTATGTTCCTTCTGATTCAGGTATCAATGTGCAGGATTTAAGATGGATATGCCATGAGTATTTTGAGCCCTTTGAAATTATAAAGCAGAGAGCAGAAGAAGGCATATATGATGTGGACTCTATAAACGAAATAGTTAATTTAAAGAATTTAAGAGAGAACGAAGATACTTCTTCTTCTAAAGATAATGACAAAATAGACGAAGCTTCAAAGTCCCAAAGAGAGGGTGTTGACCGAGTAAATAACCCATCCCATTTAGTGAAGATATGGGAAGTTTATAAATACCATAATCCAGATGAAGATACCCACGAACAGAAGTGGCAGTTCATTATAGCCCCCGAATTTAGCTTAATGCTTAAAAAGCAGGTATGCCCTTACGACCACCAGAAGTTTCCGTTTGTGAGATTTTCTACTGAGGTTGTAGATGATAGATGGTTTTCGCCAAGAGGTTACCCAGAGCATTTAGAAGATATTTCAAAAGAGATAGATGCCCAGCATAACCAGAAGTTAGATAGTCAAACTATTAGAAACGCACCGATGTTTAAATTCCGTTCTGGTTTAGTTAATCCTAAACTAGTAAGGTTTATCCCAGCTCAGGGCGTTCCAGTCCAGGGTATGCAACCGCTTGATGATACTTTAAAAATGATGGACAACTCTAACGCTAATGTGGATTTTTCATATGAGCGTGAAGAGATGCTTCTAAAGACTGTCATACAGGAATATCTAGGTCAGGTCGATTATTCGTTACAGTCTATGATTAACAAACGGCAGCCGAGAACTTTGGGTGAAGTACAGATGCAGGCACAGAATGCCAACCAGTCGTTCTCGTTAGATTCCACTATGTGGACAGAGAGTTTATCAGAAGTATTTAGCCAGATACTTGAATTATGCCAGCAGTATATGCCAGAGAGAGTTTTCGCTTTAGTAACAGGCAAGGATGACCCACAGCCACTTCATATGACAAGAGACGAGATACAGGGTAGATATCAGATAGTATGCCGTGGTAATGATACAAACACTAATCCGTATGTACAGGCACAGAAGTCACAGATGAGAGTGCAAATGTTAGTAAATGAAGTTCCTATTCAGATGGGTGTAGTTAATCCAATGAATGTGTATAATACATTTAAACGATACTTACAAGACGATGGTGAGATAGCTTGGAAGGAATTGATTAGCCAGCCACCTCCACCACAACCACCACAACCACCTCCAGCAGGTACAATAGTGCAACCCGACTTTGAACAACTTACTCCTAAAGAGCAGGCACAGGTTTTGATAAGTATTGGTATCCAACCAGATGGGGAAGGCAGGATGCGAGAGAGAGTAAGTGACGGTAATGAAATCTTAATGGAATCAGAAATGAACGAACATACAAAGAAAATGGATATAGCGAAGCTCTTGATGGAGGACAAACATGCCGAAGCGAAAGAAGGCATCGAAAAAACCAAAGCTAATTCTAAAAACACCGTCAAAAAAGGAACTTGAAGAACAAGATTTAGATGCGTATATCAAAGAAGCTGATGAAGTAAGGGCTATGTTATTAACCCCTGGCTGGGCTATCCTTGAGAGGGATTTAAGTAAGCTGTACGAAAATCTAATACCAGTACTTGCTTATAAAGACCCTAAGCGTTCAGAGTTTTATGAAGCCCAGGTATTATATATAGCAATTGATAAAATATTAGCTTTAGTAAAAGATTACGAAACGAATAGAGATAAAGCAATAGAGTTTTTAAATAAAATACAAAATCCAGAGTTAGCAGTAACCATGGATGTGGATAATGAATAGGGGGTGATAACGAGATGCCGTGTAAAGGAAAAGGTAAAAAGGGTAAGAAGGGCAAAGGAAAGGGTAGAAAGTAATGCCAGATTTAGAGACAGTTGAATTAGCAAATATGA